TTAGTTGATGAGGCAGGGCTGTAACAATTCGGGAGGGTTGAACGCCCAGGCAGTCGGGCCGCTCGTCATTTCCTTGTCCAGCGCATCGGTGATTTTGTCGATCATTTCGGCAGTCAGCGTCTGCCCGCACCGATAAACCAGTTCATTGAATACGGTAAAGCGCCGGGTGGCGCTGCGGTCGTTCTGTTTGTCAGTCATCGCGCAGGGCCTCCGCCATCTCTTCCTGAATATGCTCGAGAATCTGTTCGTCTGTGGAGTCGTCCGCCACTTCGATCGACCAGTGTTGATCGATGCGACCTCCTATATTCAGGTTGAATTCAACGATCATGCTGCCTCCTGGGTTGGATGGCGAAACATCGGCAGCACGCCGGCTTGCTCACGCACGGCCCGCATACCTTCTTCGTTGTAGCCCCAGATGTTCGATTCATCCCAGGACCGCTGAAGGCCCAGGTACGCGCTGTTGATCTGTTTGCCGGTGCAGATGTAATCGCGGAACTGTTCGACCAGGCCCTTCAGCGTTCCGCCGTGGCTGAAGCCCTTCCAGCGCCCGCCCCAAGTCGTGGGGTGGGTGTAAATCCGTTTCTGGCTGTAGTCATCGACGAACCAGACCTTGCCTCGGTCATCGACCTGCATGCTGGCGTATGTCTCTTTCTGCTGGCAGAAGAAGAACCGGCGCCCATGGCTGGCAATGATCTGGATTGCCTGGTTGACCTGCTCGCAGCGCTGGCGCTTGGCGGCGAGTTTGTTTTCTGCGGGCATGATGATTCCTTGGCCGCCCGGAGGGCAGCAGCATATGCAGATTGAGAGGGGGTTAGAATTCCGGTGTGTATTCGGCCTGGTGCGCTTCTGCTGGGGTCTGTCCGCGCGCCCAGTTATATGCTTTCCACATTTCGGGCTGACCGGGCTTATGGCCGTGATCGGCGGCCAGGGCCAGCAGCTCAGCCCACCACTGGTCCCATGTCATGCAGCCTCCTGGGCTGGCGCCTCCATCAGCGTGATAGTTACCGGTCCTTCGCGCGTGTCTCCCGTCATCCGGCCATCCAGTTGCTCTATTTCCTGCTGGGTGAGGTTGCGCCATTTCGCGATGATGAAATCGCCCTTGAGGATGCCCGTGGGCTGGTCGCGGCAGGTGGACCCAAAGCTGTAGCCGCGTTTCGTGAGCCACTGCTGGGCGGCGTAGAAGGCCTGGAAGGTGCCGGCCTGCTCGAAAGTTTTGGTGAAGGCCGGTTGATTTGCTGTCGACATGATTCGTCCTCGCCTGGGTGGTCGCGTGATTGATGGATGTGAGATATTTGTGCGGGATTTAAATCAATGGATTTCGGAGGCAGTAGATGGGTGTTTTTAGTACTGCACAGGAACAGCTCGAGGGGCTATTTGGTAAGGCTCAGCCGCTTGCTAGTAATAACGGCGTTAGATTTAGAAGCGGCTCAAAAGGTTTGATCACCTTGTACTCTCGCAACATCGCATCAGGGAACCTCGCAGAAATGGCGTTTGATGTAACAAACCTAGCAGCGCGTGCGGGCACGGCAGAGTCGGAGATCAAATCGTTAATTGCCGAGCTTTCCATCAAGACCGGCCAGAATGTAAGCATTGATCCGAAGTTCAATTGGCCGAGAGTTGGCCTAGCAAACCTGGGACATGTCGATCTCGTGCTGGAAGCATTGTCGAAGATCCCCGCTCAAAAGGGTTAAAGCGTCATTTCGACCTGGGTTTCGCGATGCCAGATCTGTGAACTGTTGTGCGCTTCGATGCGATCGGCTATCACGCAGGCGCGTTGCCCGGCGGTTGGTGGTGCGTACATTCCGAAGCGACTGATGCTGCCGCCGTTTACCGCGGCGTTTGTGGAGTCAGCTGAAGCGAATGGCAGTCGCTGGAAAATGACAGGGTCAAGCATGCGAAGCCCGTGTAGGCGGCAAGCCGGTCGGCCTTGGTCATCGCAGATCGCGTCCATGGCCGCGCCCATGCGCTTCCACCAGGCTGCGGTGCCGGGCGATCGCCACTGCCCTGAACTGCCAAAGGCAACTGTGGGCCAGTCTGCTGCTAGTCGTTCCAGGCGCTCAATGGATTCATGCAGGTGCCAGACCGGCACGCCTCGCAACTCCCTGGGCCATGCCGCCAGAAGCGCGTCATTGGCAGCTTCGTCGCCGTCGATAACGTCAGGGATCAGCGCCCAGTCGAATCCAGGGTGCTTATGCCACTGCTCAACCCAGCGAATGTACCCATCAACGTCGAGCGTGCCGCCCTTGTTCCAGATGCTGAAAGCACCGTTGTCGAACACGAACGACTGGCAGACCTCGGCCACGATGCCCATGTCGTCTTGGCGCGGGAAGGGCACAAGGGCGTGCCGTCCGGCGAGGAACCGGGCGCCGTCCTGGCGGGTGCCGCCTACCGGGGTGCCGTGGTAATGGATCATCCGCTCAGCCTCACGGTTTCAATCTGGACGCCTTGGTGGGTGGCGACGATGGTTTGATCACCCCCAAGCCTGTCAGCGAGCTCGTCGGCGATTAGCTCGTGGTAACCGGTCTTGATGAGTGCGGTCGCCGTCTTGATGTGTTCCACCATGATCGTCTGCAGCGAACGAATCTCCAGGCTGTAGATGATCGTGTCGCCGTCAGATGGGCATACAGCGGTGAAGGTGTGCCGGTAGATGTTCATGGCGTTGTCTCGCGCAGGCGCCGCCCTCCATGAGGATGGTGGCAATTTGGGCTTTGTTGAGGTATCAAGGCCCCTTAATCGAAACTCAAGGAGCAGAATAATGTGGGAAAGGATATTTCTATTTTGGAAAAGCTATAACTGGGTGATGATATTCGCTCTGCTGTTAGGGTTAGTCATCGCAGGCGTATCGTTTTTCTATATTAAATCTTTCGGCACTACACGCTCTACGGATCCCGCCGTATGGGGGCAGTTCGGCGACTACTTTGGCGGGGTACTAAATCCTGCACTTTCGTTCTGTGCATTCGTTGGACTGCTTTTCACTCTTAGAGGGCAGCACTCTGAAGGCATGAGGGTGGAGGACAGGCACCAAGAGCAAGTATTTGACGCAAGAATTTTTCAGATGCTCGGCCTTCTGAGCGAGACTATCGCTGCGATAAAAATCGGCTCTAACGTTTTAGCTGGTGCCCCAGAAGGAGAGCGAGAAGGGCACAGAGCGCTCGCTCATTCTTGGGAGCATTTGCGAAGGAGTCTGGAAGGCATTGATCGCCAGTCTGGGGTTGAACAAATACTTAACAGGACCTCGCAAGCCTTGGGGGACTGGAGGGGGAGATATTTGACCGACCTCATTAGATTCTTTGATGGTCTAAAGCTGATGTTGAAATACGCGACAGCAGACTCCGTGCGTGCCCACCAGACAAAATTTGCCCTTGATGTGATCGCCGCGCAACTCACTATTTGTGAACGTAGATTAATGTTTTATTTTTTGCTCGGGATGTACAACGAATGCCCTCTGATTGAAAGCTTATTAAACAACAATTTTTTTGGCGCGACTTTAGAGGATCCACTTTTCGGACTTGAAGATAAACTAACAAAAGAAGCTGCGAGGAAGCACGCTCTGGTCCTAGATAGGAAAAATCCTATCTAATCTGTATCTGGCCTAACACGCGCTTTGAAACTTAAGGGCCGCTCAATAGAGCGGCCCAGCCGATCACGCCGCGAAGCTACCCAGCGAGAGCTTAGCCGCACCCCCGATTTTATCTTCCAGCACCGACTTGAACTCCTGCGCAATCGCCTCGCGCTGAACCTCTTCGCCGATCCAGCGCAGCTTCAGCACCGGCACCGAGCCGCTGGTGATCACGGTTACGCGCAGGCGAATTTCCTGCTGGATCAAACCTTCGAACGGAACAACGTTGAACAGCAGCGCCGTGGGCAGCGTTTCCTTGCTCTTGGCTTCGATCTGGTCCATCGCGCTGCGGCTGGCGCTGGTGTCGCCGACGGTGGTTTCCGACTCGCTGGTAGCTTTGACCGTGATTGTGCGGACCGCTGCGATGGCCTTGCTCAGCGACACAGGGTTGTCGTCGGCGTCGACCGGGGTCAGGAACTGGTGCCAGTCTTCGATCCAGTCGCTCAGGTCCTTCTGGCTCATCGGGCTACCGGCGATTTCTTGAACCGCTTTGTAACCGGCGGTGGCCTTCAGTTTCAGCACGGCGCGGTCATCGGCATGGCCAGGCTTTTCTGCATCACCGATGTTGAACAGTACGTTGCAGCTCATGCCGTCTTGGTCGATGAAGCCGCGCGCGCCCGCTGCTGCTCGGTCTGCAACGTAAACGCTGTAGTCCGCGAGGGAATGAGTGGAGAAGACGCCACGGAAGCGGCTGCGGCCTTCCTGGAACTTCTCCAGGTCCAGCACTTTTGCGCCTTCCGGGATGACGGCCGTAGGCGTGAACGTTGGCAGGGTCTTGCCTGCGGCGATCAGCGCGTTGTCGTTGACGAGCTGGAGTGCTTCTTTCGTGAAGGACATGTGTCAGGTCTCTATGGGGAGGGAGGTTGTTGCGGTGGATCAGGTGCGCGGCTTGATCGGCGTTTCGTTGCGCTCGAAGAGTTGCCCCGGGTGCGGAGCTTCAGCGAACAGCGTCACCTGGCCGCCTGTGCCGACATTCATCGGTGTGTCCAGCGCGGTGTTCTCGCTACGGGTACCGCGCTTGGTCGGCACCTTGAAGTCGAGCTTGTGCTTGATCTTGACCATGTGGGAGTCGCCGATCTGGCTGAAATCGAGCGTAACGACCAGCTTTCCGGCTTTGCCATGCTCGACAACGCCAGCGGCGACTTCGGAGATTGCGTAGCCGATCTGGCTGGCGAACGCGCCGCCGTTCAGTTCGTTCAGGAACTCGGTTGTATCGGTAGGTGTGGACATGGGGATTTCTCCGGCTTGGCCGCGAGGCCGCTGGGTGGGAGGGAGAGCTGGGTTTGTCGGCGACGGTGATTCGCCCGGGACGGTATGCGGCGCATTAATGCCCCGCTGCGATGGTGATTTTGTTTTCTTTGAGGATCAGCGCGACCGTGCTGGCGTTGAGCTTTAGCTCTTTCGCAATGCCTTTCTTCGCAATGCCTTTGTCTGCCAGCTCGCGGACCGCCGGGGCCATGCGATCACGTTTCGCCCGGAGCTTTTCGGTGTGGCCGGTGGCGCCGTAGAAAGGCGCCTCCTTGCTGGCGCCGGCGGGCACCTCGAGGATCTCTTTACCGCGATTGAGGAAAGCATCGATCTGCCGTTCCAGGTCGGCCTTGATCTGTTTGCGAATGTCCGCCTGGGGTACGCCGACGATCATCGCGAGGCACCGTATGCAGCGAATAGCACCAGACCAACGCCGATGACGGCCGTCCAGCGCAGCAGCTTGCGAGCGAACGGGACAGGCGCATTTACCGTCATGGCTTCGTCTTCCAGGCGCTGGGCGCAGTTGCAGGCAGTCATATGGCCAACGTGCAGGCCCTGGCGCTGGCCGGTGGTGCGATCAACGATGCTGAAGTGGTTGTCGCCGCGTGGCTCGACGATAAAACGAGGGGCTGGCGCCGGTGCCGGGCGGCCGATCCGGCTGTAAAAGTCGGCGGTGGCCAGGTTGCTGCGCTCGCGCAACCCATCCAGGATGGCGATGCGCTGACGGATAGTGTGGTTCATTGCTATTCCTTTTTTGGGCTGCGGTTATTCGTCAACACCCTGGCCGCCTGCTGTGAGCCGGTCAGGCGC